GGTCTGGCCACGGCGCTCGCGCTGCTGCGCGGCGCGCTCATACGGCTGCCGTTTGTGGCGCTGGTGATCGGCGCGCAGGAGCTGATCCTGCGCTTTGGCCGGCTGGTCGCGGCGGCGGGAAGTTTCTCCGACGCCCTCGATCTCATGCGCGGTGTGGCCGCGGAGGTCTGGGACCGCATGGGTACGGGCGCTCAGGCGCTCGGGGCCACGGTGGCGGCAGCATGGGCCGGGATCCGGGCCAGTGTGGCCGGCGGCGTGCAGGCCAGCCTGGATGCGGTCGCGCGCGGGGCGTCGCTGATCGTCAACACCTGGCGCGGGGCTTTTGCAGCAACAAGCGCGATCTGGTCCGATCTGCCGGCCGTGCTGGGCGAGGTCGTGACCGGGGCGGCCAATGCCATGGTGCGCGGTGTGGAGCGGATGCTGAACGCGGTGATCGGCCGCGTGAACCGCTTCATCGCCGGCATCAACACGGTGCTTGCCGCATTGCCGGCATGGGCCGTGGGCGACGGTGGCCTGCGCATCGGGGCGCTGGACGATGTCAGCCTTGGCGGTTTTGAGGCCCGGTTCGCGGGCGCGGCGCGTGATGCCGGCGGCCGGGCGGCTGAGGCGTTCACGCAGGCCTTCGAGCGGGAGTACCGGATCCCCGATCTCGGGCTTGGGGCCTATGCCGCGGACGCCCGCGCCACGCAGGACGCCCTGCGCGGCGTGGCCGAGGAACTGCGCGCCGCGGCAACCGGGCCGCTGGAGTCGGTCGCGGCGATCCGTGAGGTGCTGGCACGCACCTCGGAGGCGGCGGATGCGTCCGCGGACTCCGTGGCCGGGATCGGCGAGGCCTTCGATGGCGTCTCCGGTGCTGGCAAGGACGGTGCAACGGGTGGCAGCGGTTCTGGCGGCGCGGCTGGTCGGGCTGCCGAGGCCGCGACGACCGCTGGCAACGTCATCGCGGATGCCGGGCGGGCTGCCTCCGGTGCCTGGGATACCCTCACGGACAGCCTGCAGAGCTATGCCGACAGTGCGATGGAGACCGGCCGGCAGATCGGCGATGCGCTGGTCAGTGCGTTTCGCGGGGCTGAGGATGCGCTGCTGGCGCTGGTCACGAAGGGCAAGGTGGATTTCCGCGACCTGGCGAACTCGATCCTGGAGGACATCACCCGCATCGCGCTGCGCTCGGCGGTGCTCGGGCCGCTTGCCAACTGGCTGGGCGGCGCGCTCGGCGGGATCGGGGGTGGGCTTGGAGGTAGCTTGGGCGGCAGCCTCACCGCAGCGGTGGCGCATTCCGGCGGCGTGATCGGCGTCTCGGCGCTGCCGCAGCGGCAGGTGCCGGCCATGGTCTTCGCCGGGGCACCCCGACTGCACAAAGGTGGCATGGTCGGTCTCCGCCCGGACGAGGTTCCTGCAATCCTGCAGCGCGGTGAGCGGGTGCTGTCGCGCCGGGAGGTGGCCGAGGGACAGCGCGGTGGTGGCAGCGGGAGCGGCGGCGACGTCACAATCAACATGAGCATCACCACGCCCGATGCCGACAGCTTCCGCCGGTCGCAGGGCCAGATCACCGCCGAGATGGGCCGCGCCATCGCGCGGGCGCGGCGCAACAGGTAGGAGACCCGATGACCGACTTTCACGATGTGCAGTTCCCGGCCACCATCGCCTACGGCGCCAGCGGCGGGCCGCGGTTCCTGACGGCGATCACCGCCACGCAGAGCGGCCGCGAACAGCGCGTGGCGCAATGGCAGCGCTCCCGCGGCGAATGGAACGTCTCGACGGGCATCCGCTCACGCGCCGATGTCGCGGCATTCCTCGCCTTCTTCTACGCCCGGCGCGGCCGCGCGCACGGGTTCCGCTTCCGGGACTGGACGGATTTCCGGGCGGCGGGACAGCTGCTGGGGACGGGCGACGGGGAGCGCAAGACGTTCCAGCTGGTCCGGCGCTATGACAGCGGCGGCGCAGTGCATGAGCGGCGGATCACGCGGCCTGTTGCCGGAACCGTGACCGTTTACCGGGACGATACAGAAGTGACCAATGGCGTGTCGATCAACCACGCCACCGGCCTGGTGACCTTCTCAAGTGCCCCCGATGCGGGAACAGAGGTCACCGCAGACTACGAGTTCGACGTGCCGGCGCGGTTCGACACCGATGCGGCCGATCTCACCGTCGAGACCTTCGAGATGCAGCAATGGGGCCGCATCACCGTGGTGGAGATCCGCGAATGAAGGCGGTCTCTCCCGAACTCGCCGCGCATCTCGAGGGCGATGTGCTCACACTGGCCACCTGCTGGCGGCTTGCCCGCCGCGACGCGGTGGTGTTTCGCGCCACCGATCACGACGGTGATCTCGCGGTCGACGGCGAGATCTATCGCGCCCGCGCCGGGTATTCGCGCACCGCCGTGGCCTCCGAGGCGGGGCTGGCGGTCGGCAATGTCGATCTCGAGGGCGTGCTCGACGACGCCGGGCTCGATGCGGACGCGCTGCGCGCCGGGCTCTATGACGGCGCCGAGGTGCGGATCTTTCTGGTCAACTGGCAGGACACCGATCAAGGCGTGCTGCGGCTGCGCCGTGGCTGGCTGGGCGAGGTCATGCTGTCGAGCGAGGGCCAGTGGCGCACCGAGCTGCGCGGCATGTCACAGGTGCTGGCACAGCGGCTGATCGAGCCCTACACGCCCGATTGCCGCGCCGATCTCGGCGATGCGCGCTGCGGGGTGGCGATCAGTGACCCGCAATGGACGCGGCCCGGCCTCGTCACCGCACCGCTGGACGCGCTCTCGTTCACGGCGGCGATCGACGTCACCGACAAACCTGACGACTGGTTTGCGGGCGGGGTGATCCTCTTCACCTCGGGGCAGAACAGCGGCCGCGCCATCGAGGTGCGCGGCTCGAATCTGGCCACGGGCGATCTGGTCCTGTCCTTCCCGCCGCCCTTTCCGGTCGGGACGGGCGACGCGTTCGAGATCTATCCGGGCTGCGACAAGCGGCTCTCCACCTGCATCACCCGCTTCGACAATGTGCTCAATTTCCGGGGCGATCCCTTCGTGCCGGGGACCGACAAGCTGACGGAGACGCCCAATGCGCGGTGACCCAATGCAAAGTGAGGATATCGTTACCGAGGCGCGCCGCTGGATCGGGGCGCGCTGGCGCCATCAGGGCCGTGGGCCGGCCGGCGTGGATTGCATCGGACTGCTGATCGTGGTTGCCGATGGCTTGCGCGTGCCGCATCACGACGTGACGGCTTACGATCGACGCGCGACCGGCACGAGGCTGCTGGAGGAATTTGCCCGCGCGCTGGACCCGGTCGCGCTGTCCGAGGCGCGGCCCGGTGATATCCTGGTCTTTGCCGAGACCACATATCCCTGTCATGCGGGCTTTCTCACCGCGCGGCACGGGACCCTGCATCTTCTGCACGCGCATGCGTTGCGGCGCTGCGTGCTCGAGGAGCCGCTGACCGAGCCCTGGCTGTCGCGCCGGCGCGCCGCCTGGCGCATTCCGGGGGTGGTCTGATGGCGGTGCTGGCCATCGCCGGCGCGGGCGCGCTCGGCAGCACGGCGCTCGGGCTGGGCTGGCAGGCCGGCTGGCTGATCGGCTCGACCGTCGGCTCGCTTCTCTTCGGCCCCGACCAGCCGGATATCGAGGGCCCGCGACTGCGCGACCTGTCCGTGACGTCTTCGGCCTGGGGCGCGCCCATCCCGCTGATCTACGGCACGATGCGCGCCTCCGGCAACGTGATCTGGGCGCCGGGGATCCGTGAAGAGCGCCAGACCCGCAAGGTGGGTGGCAAGGGCGGTGGCGGTCAGCGTCAGACCACCTACGGCTACTACGCCTCCTTCGCGCTCGGCCTCGCCGAAGGCCCGGCCGGCGATCTCATCCGGATCTGGGCCGACGGCAAGCTCATCCATGACGCGCGCGGCACCAACCCGGACGTGTCGATCCCCGGTCTGGACTTCCGCTTCCACGAGGGCAGCGAGGACCAGCTGCCCGATCCGCTGATCGAGGCCACGGAAGGTCATGGCCGCACGCCGGCCTTTCGCGGCCTGGCGTACCTGGTGTTCGAGGATCTGCCGCTGGAGAATTTCGGCAACCGGATCCCCAACATCACCGCCGAGGTGACCTTCAACGCGCAGGAAGCCTTCCCCGCGCTCAAGAGCACCAACCTGCCGGGCGGCCCGCTCGACAGCGTGCTGACAAGCTACGGGGCCACCGACTGGGCGCGCCAGCGGCAGCTCATGCTGACCCCGGACGGTCTGCGGCTGTTCGATCTGCGCAAGCTGGAGGAACTGGCGCAGGCCCGGCCCGAGGATATGATTTCCGACGCGCTGGCCGACGCATTGAACCTCTACAAGGACAATTTCGGGTTCGATCACTGCTTCATCGGCGGCGACGGGTATGCCTACACTCAGCTGGGCATCAGCAACACCAAGCCGATCGTGAAGATCGATCTCGACGCCATGGCGATCGTGGACAGCTTCGGGCGCCGCAGCAGCAGCCTGAGCAACAATGCAGGCGGGTTCGCAGCCCTGACGACACTCGGCTGGATGCGCGCGCTCAGCCTGACCGGGCCGGTCGACGTGCTGATCGCCTCGGGCCGCTTCGGCGGCGGGCATGGCTGCGTCCGGGCGGACACCATGGAATTCCTCGCCAATCTGCCGCGCATGGGACCGGGGCCGACGAATGTCGAGAATATCGTGCAGGGCCTCGTGGGCGAAGGCCTCGGTGAGGCGTGGATCCTGCGCACGTCGAATACCGGCACGGCCAGCACCATTCCCATCGAGCGGCTCCGCGTCCGCCCGGGTGCGCCTCAGCCCGTCGTCGAAAACGCCGGGCACTGGCAGTTGATCCCGGCCGACATTCATCCCGAGGCAACGGGGTTCACATACGAGCCGGCCGGCGCGGTCTACGATCCCGTGGATGACGCGCTGGTATGGATCAGCGCGCTCGCGTTTCCGGATGCGCTGAGTGATCTCGCCGGGCGCTATGCGGTCAAATGGCGCCCGGATGACGGGGTAATCTGGGCGACGCGGCTGTCGCTCTTTGCCTTCTCCACCACCCGCAAGGAGAACATGGCCATCGCCAAATCCCGCACCGATGGGCGGCGCATGGCGTGGCATCGCGAGCCGCAGGTCAGCCAGGTCGATCTGCGCACCGGCGTGGAGATCCTGTTCACCGAAGGCTTCGCCGAGGGCAACATCTTCGGCGGCGGCGAGGCCGCGGGGTATGATGCGCGCTCGGACACACTCACGGGGTATGTGCAGACCGGCTCTGCGGCAACCCGGCTGTTTCTCAATCGCACCGCCGGCGAGGGCGTGACGCCGGGCAGCGTCGTTGCCGATATCTGCGCCCGCGTCGGGCTGGGGCCGGCCGATATCGACGTGTCCGAGATCGGCGCGCCGGTATTCCGGGGCTACGCCATCGGTCGGCAGGGCTCGGCGCGGTCGGGCATAGAGCCGGTGGCGCAGGCCTTCTCCTTCGATGCTGTCGAGTCCGACGACCGGATCCGCTTTGTGCCGCGCGCCCGGTCCGCAGATGAGGCGCCGCGTCTGTCGTCGGACGATCTCGTGCCGGCCCGTGAGACGGGGCGCGTCGTGCAGCTCCAGCGCGTGCAGGAGACCGATCTGCCCGAGCGCATCACCGTCACCTACCAGGAGGCGGGCCAGGGGACGGGCCAGGAGATGGGCGGCGACTACAATCAGGGCGCCCAGTCCGCCACGCGGGTGTCGCAGCCGGTCGCCACAATGGGCTCGCGCGACAAGCGCGACGTGGAACTGCCCATGGCGCTCGAGGCCACGGAGGCAAGGCGCATCGCCGAGCGCCTCATGGCCTCGGCCTGGATCGAGCGCGATGCCGTCGAGTTCGCGCTACGGCCGGGGTTTCTGCGCCTCGATCCCACCGATCTGCTGCGTGTGGAGGCGCCGGGTGGGGCCGAGATCGCGGTTCGGCTGACGCAGATCGAGATCGGCGCGGACTGGGAGCTGCGCGCCAAGGGCGTGCGGCATATCGGGTCTGCGTATCTGTCGGAGGCCATCGGCGCGACCGGCACCGGGGCCCAAACCTCGGGCGTGCTGGGCGATGTGCCCTCACGGTGGGTCGTCCCGCAAATCCCGCTGCTGCGCGATCGCCATGATACCGGCGGCGTGGCCTCCAGGCAGTATCTCTTTGCCGCGCCGCGCGTTGCCGGGCCATGGACCGGCCTGTCGCTCTTTCGCTCGCGCGACGGGGCGGACTGGGATATCCCGGCGCGCGCAGGCGATCCGGCGCTGATCGGCACCTTGCGCGCTCCTCTGGGATCGCCGCGCTCGGTCTGGACATGGGACGCGGCCAATGTCGTTGATGTGCGCCTACGCGATCCCGACGGCCAACTCGCATCGGTCTCCGATTTGCAGCTGCTCAATGGCCGCAACGCAGCGCTGGTGGTCGATGCAGATGGCGGGGCCGAGCTGATCCAGTTCCGCGATGTCACGCCTCACGGCAATGATATCTACCGGCTCTCGACGCTGCTGCGCGGGCGGCGCGGCTCTGAGGCCCGGCTGGCGCATGCGGCCGGGGCGGTGATCGTGGTGCTCGACGAGGACGGTGCGCTGTTTACGGAACCGCTTGGCCTGGTCGGAAAGCCGCTGCGCTATCGCGGCGTGGGCCGGGGCGAGGCGTTCGACGAGGCGGACACTGTCACGCAAACCCTGCGCGGCACCGATCTCAAGCCCTACGCGCCGGCGCATGTGGCGGGCGCGTGGACGGCCGCCGGCATCACCCTGTCCTGGCGGCGGCGCACCCGGATCGGCGGCGACTGGCGCGACGGCACTGGCACCGTGCCGCTCGCCGAGGCCGCGGAGGCGTATGAGGTGGACGTGCTGGGTGCGGGTGGGGATGTCGTGCGGGTGCTGGAGACCGCCACGCCGCAGGTTCTCTATCCGACCGCTGACGCGCAGGCCGACTTCGGGTTCGTGCCGGGCACGCTCACCGTCCGCGTCCATCAGATCAGCGCGGCGGTCGGGCGCGGCTTTCCCGCCACGGCCATTTTGCAGGAGACTTGAATGAGCACGCCCAACCTCGCCATCGCGCACATCCAGGCAAGCCAGGACCAGAAGGAGGTCACCGCGAACGCCGCCTTCGACGCGCTGGATCTCGCCATGACGGAATCGGGGCTTCTGGATGTCAGCGCCGGCGGCATCATCACTGTGCCGTCCGCGCAGGCGCTCGGTCTCGTGCGGCTCGTGCTGACAGGCGCGCCCGACGCCGGGGTCACGGTCGCCTTCCCGGCCGTGAAGCGCCTTGTCCTTGTGCGCAACGAGGCGAATGCCGCGGCCGTCATCACGCGGGCCGGGGGCACCGCCGAGACGACGGTCGAGCCCGGCGATCAGCGGCTGCTTTACCTCTCCGGCGGCGGTGTTCAGCCCGCCGCGCGCGA